ATCTAAAAGTTTACGGAAATCCATGATGTTGACATTCTCAAATAGTTATAGTAATATTTATCGTAATTATGTCATTCAATAGTAATATCAAGCGTATTGGTTTTGCCTGCAAATGGGCAGAAATCAATAAGAAAGGCGAGATCGCTAGTGCTGACGGGTTCAACACTGGTGGCACTACCCACGCATGGGCAAAGCGTCAGAGTAGCCCGCGCATAGTTGAAGAAAAACTGATGGAAGTTGCTAAACGCAACATCACCAATACACATAATCTAGTCAAGAAGGTCGCTAGTCTTGAGCCTGGTCTGCGTATGCTACGACTGACTAGCGATATGTTCAGTTTCTATACTATGGATGAGTACAAGTACTTCTGGAAATCGCGTGAGGTACAGGACAGTTTGGAACGCTGGATGGCTCCAATCGGTGAGACTGCCCGTGCTAACGATGTACGACTATCGTTTCATCCCGATCAGTTCGTGGTACTCGCTAGCGACCGCCCTGAGGTAGTAAATAAGAGTATAGAGGAGTTTGAATATCATGTGGATATGGCCCGCTGGATGGGGTACGGTAGAAAATTCCAGGATATCAAGATCAATGTACACATATCAGGCAGACAAGGTCCAGCCGGTATCATCAGCGCACTCGGCAGGCTCTCGCCCGAAGCAAGAAACAGTATTACCATCGAAAACGAAGAAATGTCCTGGGGACTTGACTCAACCCTCGAACTGGCTGGACATCTGGGTCTAGTACTAGACATTCATCATCATTGGATCAAGACAGGTGAATACATACAACCCAATGATGATCGTATCAAGCATATTATTGACAGTTGGCGTGGTGTGCGCCCTGCTATGCATTTTAGCGTCTCACGCGAAGATGGCGTCATTGAGCGCAATACAACCGAACGACATGACCTACAGCGATTGATGGAAAGTGGGTATAACAAACAGAAACTACGCGCACATAGCGACTATTTCTACAACGATGCTATGAATCGTTGGGCATATGAACATTGGCAGTGGGCTGACATCATGTGCGAAAGTAAGGCTAAAAATCTTGCCAGCATGAAACTTTTTGATACATATAAGAGTTATGTTTGAGAAACTAAAGAATCTTTTCAAAAAGCCAGAGCCACCTAAGCCTACAGGTAAACCTAAGGCTGAAAAGAAACTATCGCCAAAAGAAGAAGCAAATAGTAAAGGCGAACCTTACATAGCAATTTTAAAAGTAGATTTAGATCCTAATAACTTAAATAACGGAAGTTTTGAGTTAGATTGGAATGACAAATTTATAGTAAACTTAGTGAAGCAAGGTTACAAATTAAAACCTACTGATACTGACAATGACATCGTAGACCGCTGGTTTCAAACTGTTTGTAGAAATATCGCGCTAGAAGTTTACGAGCAAGAAGTTGCTGACCCTGATAAACGTGCCCCAAATGACTTGAGAGTGATCGGTAACAGAGATTTGGGTAACGGTCGTACTGAAATCAGTTAATAATGTAAAAGTATCGTGGCTAAAACCACTAAGAAAAAATATACCATTGAACATCTTGGTAAGGTTTTGTACACCGACCATTATTATGACCTGCCTGTTGAAAAATGCCTTGAATTAAAACAAAAGTATTATACTAAACCCGACTACAACCTTGTAGAAGAAAATTTGAAAAGTGTAAAGCGCGGTGGTACTGGGATAGGTGATATAGTTAACTATTACTATAAAGATTTGATGGCAAAAGTAAAACTTGAAACACCACGCTGGAGCATAGAAGAGGTATTTGAGTCTAATGATCTAATCAGATATTTTTATAGCCGCACACTAAGCAGTGAAAAAGTATATCCAAAAACAAATAGTGATATTCAAAATTTTGAGACTGCACTAAGGATATCAGGTGGAGGCGTTGCTATGAAGCCAAGTAACTTTCCAATGCAGACGGTTGACCATATTTTAAAGTATTATAATGTCAATAACAAATATTATGATTTCAGTTGCGGTTGGGGTGTGAGACTACTCAGCGCCATGAAAAATAAAGTAGAATATTATGGAACAGACCCTAATAACCTATTGGTTGACAGATTATTTGAAATGGCAAAGGATTATGATACTGTAAACCTTACAGATAGCAAATACGACATACGATGCCAGGGTAGCGAGGTATTCGTTCCTGAATGGGAAAACACGATAGGATTAGCATTTAGTAGCCCTCCTTATTTCAACCTTGAAGATTACAGGATAGGCAATCAATCATACAAGCCTGGTACTACATACCAGCAATGGTTAGATAATTATCTGAAGCCTACTTTATCTAACATTAAAAGATATCTCATTGATGAGGGCAAGTTATTGATTAATATAAAGAACTTTTCAAACTATAGGTTGTACGAGGATACATTATCCTTGGCAAAAAGTTTGGGCTATCATCATATACAGACCACTGACCTAAAAAACAAGGTAAGACCTAGTGCCAAAACCAATCTGAATACAGATGAAAGCATAATGGTACTGTCAAAAAACAAAGTTGAACCTGCAGGTATCACGTTGTTTGATTTTGGGTAACGGTCGCACCGAAGTTAGTTGACTTTCGCAATCACACAGTATAATATACGAATATTATTCTGTTAAATAGGTGTGCTTGTGAAATACGCTCTCATTGATACTGCTAACACGTTCTTCCGTGCCCGACATATCGCAAGTCGTAACAGCGATACATGGGAGAAGATCGGCATGGCATTACACCTGTCATTGTCTAGTGTAAATCAAGTTGTACGCAAATATGGCATTGACCATGTTGTGTTCTGTCTTGAAGGTCGTAGTTGGCGCAAAGATGTCTATCCTCAGTACAAGGCACATCGTAAGGTTGCTGAACAAGCGTTAACTGAGAGTGAAGCAGAAGAAAATAAAATGTTCTGGGAAACGTATGATATGTTCACTACGTTCCTACGTGAGAAAACAAACGTCAGTGTGTTACGCCATGAACGGGCTGAGGCAGATGACCTTATCGCAAGATTCATACATCTGCATCCCAACGATGAACACTATATCATTAGTAGTGACACTGACTATGTTCAATTGATTAGTGATAACGTAAAACAATATAACGGTGTCGCTAACCAATTGATTACCCTTGAAGGTTATTTTGATGACAAGGGTAAACCTATCAAAGACAAAAAGACTAAAGAACCTAAACTGTTAGGTGATCCGCAGTTTCATCTCTTTGAGAAGATCATGCGCGGTGACGCAGGTGACAATGTGTTCAGCGCATATCCTGGCGTTCGCACTAAGGGTAGCAAGAACAAGGTTGGCTTGATTGAGGCTTATGCTGATCGTACAAAGCAAGGTTTCAACTGGAACAACATGATGCTACAGCGTTGGGCTGATCCTGACGGTGTTGAATATCGTGTCAAGGACTTGTATGAGCGCAATAAACTTTTGATTGACTTGACCGCACAGCCCGACGAGATCAAGGATCTTGTTGATGTTGCTATCACTACCGGCGTGCGCATCAAAACTACTCCGCAGGTCGGTATTCATTTCATGAAATTCTGCGGCAAGTATGAACTCAACAAAGTCAGTGAGCAGGCTGAGACTTATGCTAAGTGGTTGAACGCGCCATATACTGGCCAATATAAAGATATCGCAATGGAGGTTGCATGACAGAGTTAATCGCTAAACCAATTATTAAAGATCAATACTGGGTCGTTACTGACGGTGAACGTAAGGTCGGTAACGTCCAAGCCAATAGTGCTGGTTATGAAGTCATCCTTAACGGCAGCACATTGCAGTTTAACAATACTTTAGATATTAAGAAACAGACTAAGATCAGTTTTCAGCCCATGAAGTCTAACAAGACTAAGGTAGAACTGCCCTATCCAGATTACCCTGTACCTAATAAAATCTATAACAGTTTTTTTGACGTTAAACGCAAGTGCCATATTTTTACTAAAACCAAAAAAAGCAAGTGCTATCATGTCGCAGGGTGGTTTTTAGTAGAGCAGAATGGTCAAAAACAAGTCACTTTTTGTCCAAAATACATCTTTATTCAGCGATATCAGTATACTGGGCCATTTAAAACAGAGGCCGAGGTAAATAGTCTACTAAATACTTGACATGGTTAACATAAAACTGTTTTTTGACAAAGTTTCAAAACTTGAAGGGAAGAAAACAAAAGACCTAGTATTAGCGATGAGCGATGCTAAATTGTTAAGGGATGAAATAGCGAAATTACTTATAGATTTAAATGAGGCTCAAAAATCTAATAAGGCTGAAGAAGAGGTAGTTAAAGTAGAAATTAGAGGTGGCACATTTAAATGAGTAGAACACAGCCAAAAATAATTTTAGAACATGTTGATAAGACAACATATAAATGCGATCAAATCGTAGAGGCGAGCGGGATCTGGGCAGTATTTTATGATGGTCAGCCTATAAACTTAAAAAGTCAACATTATCTCGCTAACGAGGTTGCCCCTAAATATAAAAAGACGAGTTTCAGCAATCCAGGACATGCTAGAAATCTCTGTCGCAAACTAAACGGTTTATTCAAAACAGATAAGTTTAGTGTAGTGTTCATGAATCAAGGACGACAAGTTTATCCTGATGAGTAATAAGAAGGAAATTCTAACAAGAATTATACTTGAGCAATTACCGTCGTATAGTGAATTTAAAAAAATTCCCGAAGAAAAAACCTTGATGCGATGGTGGATTACTGGACGAAGCAGTAATAACTTAAGGTTGACAGAAGAAGGAAAACAAGCATTTGATCTAGCAGAAATTGAATTTTTTGATTTTCCTTTTTACACTGATCAAGAATACAAAGACCTTAAAAATGCGAAATCAAATCATTGGACTGGAAGTAAACTCACTATTCGTCTAAAGAAAATAGATTGTCCTTTTTATATAGGACTTAAAGCTGCACATAAAAAATCAGCATATATAAGAGTTTACGATAGCAAAATCGCAACTATCATAAGTTTATATGGAAGCGTGTTAGAATTTTTAGAGTCTAAAAAATGAAAAAACCAATCGCAATAAATCCAGAAAAAAATAATAATCTGATCTTTCCAGAAGAATTATCCTCACACATACTCACGCATGCCTATCTTTACTTACAACCTAACGGTTGGTTTAATGATACACCATGCGATGAAGACGGAACCACTCCATGGTATACTTTCTCAGCCATCAAGTTCTTGAAA